TATTTTCGCAGAGGCATCGTCTTGGTCTTGTTCGAATTGAACATATTTTCTGTAATAATCTGGAGTAACCCCTATATCTTTTATAAATTGTGGCAAATTATCAGGATCAAAACCGGTTGCTTTAAAACCTGCGGCGCTCAATGAAAGTAATTTTTTTATCCATTTCCCTTTTCCTAATAACTCGGAACCCTCTTGATCTAATTTTTCCATTAAAGGCAAAACAGATTGCGCTGCGCCCTGTGTCACTTGATCTGAATTAAGCATAGCAGAACCAGATGTCGTCCTAATATTTCCTTTTTCATCTACATATGTCGTACCATCAGGATATAATTGTTTGTTCCCCGAACTTGTTGAGCCTTGTACTAATTTTTCACCGAGATTTTTTCCTGTTGGCGTAACCGGAGAATCTTGATCTTGTCTAGTGTTAGCGCCTTGTTTAGGCTGATTATTATCATTAGTCTGAGCATAACCATTATTATAATTATACGGTGGAGTTTCATTATTATAGTTAGGTGGGGTTTGATTATTTTGTCCTCTACTAAAATTTATAGAATTTCCTCCTCCTAAACTGGTATTCGAAATAGGAGGTTCACCGCCATATTGCGCTGCACCACCTCCAAATAAGCCGCCATTTTGTGTCCCGTGGCCTTGTTGCAATAATTGCGAGATCATTTGCATTACCCCGCGTCCTGAATCACCCATCATGGCCATAGCGGTTGGATTAGATGCAATTTGTGCGAGCGGTAAAAATTTCTTGCTGAAAATGTCGGCTTCCGCTGCTTGAGGTGCATATCGCGCTTGTACGCCCTGTCCGTAACTCTTAAATGCCTGAGATATAGCTGCATTAAACGGATTTTGTTGTTCTGGCGTTGAAGGTCGATAATTATTAAATGTAAATGGCATATTAATATCCTTACATAAAGGCCGCTAAATTAGCACCCGCTCCTATAATATTTCCGAACATATTTCCCATGCCTTCATTTCTTCCCTGTTGTCCCGCATAACTTAAGTTTGCCTTTTGTGCTAGGGCTTGTATGATTTGGTCGTTGATATTGGTACTCGCGCCCATACCGCCAGCAAATCCAGTGTTATGCAATCCAAGCGCATTAGTCATCCAATTATTGTAATCTTGATTGCCGAGATTAGTTGCTATTCCCATGTTCTCTTGTTCGTGTTGCGGGGAACCTGCCATTCCTCCTGAAGCTGCTGCATGTCCCGCACCTTGCAATGCTTGTTGTAATGCAAATTGAAACCCAGGGGATTGATGATAGCCTTGACCGATTTGATTTAAACGACCGCCAGGGTCTTGCGTTAATGATCTTCCATAATCTACCCACGGATCGAGATTGCGATGAGCTTCGCCAGGGATTTTATCTAAATATCCCATTGCCTCTTTTTCGGGATCTTCGCCGCCGCCCCCAAAAAACCCATATCCTACCCCTGGTAGCAATCCACCACTCGCAGCTCCTTGCGCAAATCTACTTGTATCCCATCCCATAACTTAAATCCTTTTAAGTCAGTGTGTACGTATACCATGCAGCCGTTAATATGTTGGGCGGCGTATCTCCATCATACGTTATTATAAATATTTTTGGAACACGGTTCGTTGAATCGAAAACATTAGCGCCGCTTATGTCGGGTATAAATTGCTGCATTCCTGCATTCTGCGGTAACGGGCTCCCTATTAACGGCGTATATACGGCTTGTATCGTTGCGATTTGATCGGCAGTCAATGGAGGGAATTTAAAACCCTCATTGCTTAAATTTGATTGTAGTGCCTGAAACAATAAACTAAACCCCAATGACCAATCATCCGAAAAATTGCCCTCTTTATCAACTGCGGGCGCACCGCGTGGTAGGTCAGGGAATATTGCTTGGGGTAACGCTGTCTGTGTCGTCATTTGCCGTCCTTGGCTATTATTACTATATAGTTAAAACCATTTAAAACCGTGAGCCATAAATGTAAACATGCCAACAAATCCCGCTATAGTTGCGCCAAATCCGGCCAGTGTCCACATAAAAAGTTGCCAGATCCTGCGATCCATGTTATTAAATCCCTGGTTCATCCTATTATCCATGCTATTAAATCCCTGGTTAATCTTATCGTCCATTCTATCTAAACGGCCGTCCATTCTATCTAAACGCCCGTCAATTCTATCTAAACGCCCATCAATTCTATCTAAACGCCAATCAATTCTCTTCAACGTCTCTGAGATATGAAAATTAGTATTTTCTAGTACGGCTATTTTTACCGCATTCGATTTCTCATTTTCTCTCGCATTACTCATATCTATTGTTCCCATTTTATTATTAATCATATTTTCCCTGGATTATAACATTAATAATATTATTGACGTATATTAATAATTCCATCCGTTGCAACAAACCTAGAGTTTAATCCCCAAAATTTAAACAAACATACCATGTCATTCGCCGCGCCACATTGCCACCACCTTAACGCATTCTTTCGTAATCCTATGGGGTTTAATACATAGGGCATGTCATGCCCGAATGTCGCGCCACCGTCATATGAAATAGATAGATCAACGCGTGGCAACGATAGTACTCCGTCCCCTGTGTTCTCTTGATTATTAAAAGTGAAATAATCAAAATCCGTTAGATCGCTATTTTGAGCAGCCAGGTAATTACCATTTTGTGTTATTAAATAGTTTCCAACTTGATCTACGATATAGTTTGAATCACCCTGGCTGATAACATAATTACCGTCTTGCGTTATCCAAAACGGATAGCCCGCCAATAATTGTTGTTGATAGTTTGTCTCGCCACTTTCAATAGTGAATCCTATATCATTAACTATAAAATATTCTTGACTAGGCAGCCTTATATTTTTACATGTTCTAAACCTTGGTATTTCATTATTGATATAGACTATTGATGAAGGGCCACCCGTCATCATTTGTAATTCTGTACTCTGATATGTCGTATATATAGTATCAAATGCATATAAGTTTCCTGTATTTTTAGATATGAAATAATATTGATTATTAAAGAACGCTACTTGTGACGCTATAAAGTAATTAAGGTTTTCATCGGATGCGTGATAAAACTTATTCAAATTAAAATCATAGAACAAAGAAAGATTATCGGTATAGAAATTAATATGATAAAAAAGATGCCCGTCTTGCCTGTACAAAAAACCCTGCGAATCGGATGGTGTAGTTAATTGAGAGAATAAATAATCAATACCGTCCGTCGTTATTTTTTGTGGATTACCACCACGAGAATACATGATGATAGGGCCACTCTTTTCGTTACCCGCAAGCCATACTACTATCTCATCCATATAGGCAACCGTCGCCGGACTTAAACACCCATAATCAATGCTAGCTTGATTGTTTCGTTGATATGGAAATAGGAGTGCGCCAACGTCAAACCAAGGTTCACTCACAGTTTGTCCCATTACATATATCATGTTCCCCTTTGATGGGAACCTAACTACGGCCTGCGTTTTATCAGGCTTTGTTTGTATTACCCCAATACTCGCCGCATCATTAGCCCATATTAGACCATTATTTTGGCCTGACAAACGCCACGTATTAGTAGCGGGCGGCGTATAATAAGTATCGTTAGTTGCCGCGCATAAAAAATAGGTATCATGGAACGTAATATATCCAGGCGTAAATAATAATCCTGGTATCGTTCTAAACGTTGGCGTCAAGGTGGGGTCATATAAATACAATGCAGTATTATCAGATATTAAAATTTGTGGTTTATTGTTCTCGGCAATATAAACGACTCCCACCGATGTTTGTAACATTCCGAGTAAAATAACGGACGAATCAAATGTCATCGACAGCGATTGATCGAAGAATAAATTGACCAGATAAACTCTGTTATCAATAACAACAATCATTTTACCTAATTTACTGCTCGCATAAATACCGCGTCCTGTAACTCCATTTCCGAACATAGTATATAATATTGCAATTTGATATCCGGCGTATGGTACCAGGAAATTGTCACTGATAAACATGTTTAGAGTTTTGGAAATAGAGATTTTCGCGTATCTTCCGAAGGTGCTGGAACCTACCAAGTCTAAGGCAAATTGTTTATAGTTATTTCCTCGACTTATCATGCCACCATCCTTTGCTAATTATTGATAATAAAAAATTTCTATAACTTAGGTCGTCAACCATGTCATGAAGGACGCCAGCCATGGCCAAGGTTGGCGTCAGCGTACGTAAACGCCGTTTGATAATCCGCGCACAATACAGTGCTTTTTATCTGGCTCAAATCCGGAGGACTCATATACATTAATTTTCTTTGATAAGATTGCAATATCTTCTCTGACTCAGGATTAAATAATATGCCGTATTCCGAACACATGTATCTAGCTAAAGCATATCTTAAATATTCTATATAAGATGTATCTAGTCCTTGGTTTGAACTATTGATAAAAGTATAAGGCACAACATCGGTAATATTTGTTAAATCAGTTTGCAATGTAACATCAGTCAAAGTTATTTTTACCATCGCTTTAAATATATAACTCGCTTCCGGTTTAAAATACATTGCTAAATTACCGCCGCCTAATGCGCGATTGTAATTATAGCTAAATGGTAGTGATGAAATATGATCAACGCGTGCTGACCCGTAATAATTTCTACGAGTTACAGAATCCATGGGATAGCGCACAACATCTATATTAAAAGTAGATGCTTCAATTGCAGCAACATATGGCAAGAAATAAAACTCTTGATGTTGTACAAGGGGAAATGAAATATATTGCCAATAGGGAATCAAATCAGTTTCAATTTGTTTGAAATCAAGAAGTGCATTAAGCAGCATCAGTCCATCTGTAATCTTATCGCCCGTTACCACTTGCAGGTTACGGGCGACGATACCAGATAGAAACCATGAGCGAGTGATCAATGTTGCGGCGGTATATGCCATAACACATGCTCCTACTCATATTAGGGAACATAAGCAGTCGGGACGTAACTATAACCTACGACCGATACGCTTGCAGAATCACCAGCTACGGATACTTTGTAGTCTATAGACGGTACGCCACCCGCAACGCCACAAATAACCTGTACGTATTGTGTTTGTGCAACGCCTGCAGTTACGCCTGTAATTGTCACGAGGTTCGCCGTTTGCGGCGTACCCTCACCTGTTGGCCTAAACTGCAAGGTATCGCCGACTGCAAACGGAATGAATGTTACTTGTAAGAATGCAATCACGTCTCTTGCCGTAGTAGTTGGTATGGCCGCTGTCAACGCAATTGCCGTAAATGTCGTAGCATCGCCACCCGATAATACCGAAACAGGTGGAGATAGATAATACGCGCGTAAGTTTTTCGCATTGAGAGGATTAGTGGTGGATGCAACAAAAGTCGTCGATGCACTTGTCTCTATAAATCCAATCAATCGGTATGAGTCATAACCAAATGGCAGTAATGGGAACGCATTGCTAGTCAAACTAAGTAAACCCGCAACCGCATTATAACCACGTGAATCGCCTATCAAGTAAATTGCATAATCCTGACTTGCAAGCAATGTGCCGTAATCTAATCCGTTAACGCCATTAACCGCGCTGTTTATAAATAACGGTGGCATGTATGCTTGAAACTGTAATGCAGGACTTGTATTTCCTTGCAGATTTGGGAAACCTACTGGCATGTCAATATAATCACCGGAGTCTCGTGCTTGTCCTGGTGCTATTGCAATGACAGTCGTAGATGCGATAGATACGTTTAAACCGCTTATGTAAAGATATGGTAGCGAATAAACAGGATCATTCTGAACTTGTACAGGGCCGCCTGATAACATAATAATCTCCTTAATCCTTTAAGTTAAAGGCATCGAAATCGATGCCTTTGCATAACATTAGCCTTGGGACAACGGAACCAGGAATCGCATTGAATATTCGGGAACAATCACCGATCCATGTGTTTCATCGTAAATCATGCCCGTCTGGTTCTGTCCGAATATAGAACCGTAAGTGAGCCTTAGTGATGCACCTGTTTCTGGATCGTATTCGTTCGCCGTGTCAAATGGACTCTGTTCAGGCAATTGCGGCATAGCGATAAATAACGCATCATCACCTAATATCCCGCCGCAACGGTGTGAAGGATACGCAAGCAGTACCATTCCCGCAGCTATCGGATTATTGAGGTTTTGATTTGCACCGCCCGCCCAATTTAATGGAGGATAAATATTAATAGTGACTAGCCCTGTAGCACTAGCCGCAGCATTTGCGGTCGCGCGTACTTGAACCGGATTTGCACTCGGTGCATGTCCAATAAATGTTAGATAACGCATATTGGGTTGACCTGTTACACCGTCTTTGAATTGCAACACGTCTCCCGCGAGTACGGCATTAACATCTGAATCGGTCGCACCGCTTACGGTGATCTGCGTTACGTTTTGTCCCGTTGGATCATTAACGCTAACAACCGTTAATGTTTGCCCAAGAACACCGGTATCGCCACTTACATGTAATGGCATCAAGTTAGATTGATAATATTTAACGAGTGGCGTCCCGAAATCCCCGACTTCCCAGCTCATCGCAATATCATCGTTACGATTCGGTACGAATTGATTTAATCCATTACCGACAATTGCGGGAATTACGGTATCGGGCAAGTAAATCTTCATTCCTTCTGCAACGCTGCCATAATTTTTAAACAGCATAACGGCTTGTGCTAATTGCTGGTAAGAGCTTAATGGGGTTGAACCGTCTCCAAAGAAACGATATGGCCCTGAGAATGTATTTTGAGTTGGAGGAGTTACCAACTGAGACATAACGCCAGAATCCCAATTGAGCGCGATATTTGATTCAACTAAGTTTGCAAGTTCTGCAATAGCTGATTTTCCAAATACTCGCATGTAATCCTCTTCTCCTTTTTCTAAGTTGAAGATTCTTTGTTGCGAGGTGACTGTAAAGCTGGTGTTATTCGCTTGATCGCAAACTAGTTGCAACACGCGTTGCACGGCGGGTTCAAATGTTGCGACTAATCCCGCTGCGGTCGTAAATCGTGGAGGAAGATCGAAAGTGACCGTGCTACCTAAATTAGCCTGGATTTTATCGAAGTCTTTAAATTTTGTGTTTGCGGTGGAGATATGACAACAGAGATTATACAATAATCCCAATGATGACCGTTGATAAGTTTGAACCTGTTGCAAAATATTATTCGGGAAAACTGCCATTTTCAATGCTCCTAACAATCAATCCATTAATTGTTCGGATAACGGCATGTTATGTTTCGACTAAACTTTCCATTTAGCCCTATAATCTTTTACGCTCATAACACCATTATCCGTTCCGGTATTAGAAGGACGCATTTGACTGAGTGGCTCATTAGGAATTCTTGATCTGCCCGCAGCCTCATTATCTTTTAT